GGTTAAAGGCGTTGTAGTTGCCTCCCATGTCTATCCGGCCACCTGAGGCAAAAATGCTAGGAAACTGTACAGGCGTTGGCCCTGGAATACCTGTAGGACTTTTATTAGGATCGCCTAAAATAGGGTTGCCGTGGCTTGCCATACTGCCACCACTACCAAAAGAGGCGATAGTAAGTAACCTAGCAATAGCAGCATCTAAGTTGCCTAAGTTAATTAAATCTTTAGGCACAATAGTTGCAAGAATATCTTTAATCTCAGTAAGTTTTATTTTTTGACCAGTCAGAGCGCCTAGTACTCCTAGATCGGCATTTAGTTTAGCCGTCGCACGCGTAATAGCTGCTACATCGTTTGTCTTTATTGCATCCTCTAGGGCCAAGATAGACTTTTTAACCTCTAAGCGCGCTAGATCGTTTGTAATCTGTAGCAACTGTGCCTGGCTAGTTATCTTGCCTAGCTGCTCGGCTGCGTTCTTTTCCGCTGCTGCCAGCTGTATCTTTTCCATGTCAAAAACATTTTCACCTTTACCAAGGGCAAGGTTAGCCTTATCTATGGCTGCCTTTAACTGCTTGGCTTTAAGTTGCTTTAATTCTTCTGCTGTAATTTTCTTAGTGGCTTTAAGAGTTATGTTGGCATATTTAGACTCCAACTCCGCTAAGTGAGCAAGGCCATTAGTAGCCCGCGCAGCTGCTGCTTCTTGCTTCTTTCTTTCTGCTGCACCGATCTTGCTTAAGATACCTAAGCCAGTGGCTTGCATAGCAAACTTAAGTCCAGGCAGATTAACTGCTGCTGGGATGCTCTTTAATGCTTCTAGTAATACGCCTACGCCTCTGATTGCATCGGCAGTAAATAAAGCAAAGTCCTCCATGCCCTTAGCAAGATTATCGACTGTAGTATCTTCACTCAAACCCTTGAGTGCATCTATAATGCCTTTACCAATAATTTCCTGCACATTGGCAGATGCAACGCCTAATTTATCCATTGAGCCTTGGAAAGTATTAGCAGCAGCCGTAGCCGATCCTGCAAAAGTTGTAGCAAGCTCGTCTGTAACCTCTTGAAAAGACTTAGCTTTAAGATCAGTCTTAGATATACCTATACCTAATTTACTCAAAGCTGTGTTATTGCCTAAGAAAGCCTTGCTTAGTGCGCCTGTAACGCTGCCTAAATCTTTTCCAGTAGAGGCACTTATGTCTAAGGCTAGATTAAGTAATCTTTGTGCCTCACTAGATGAGCGCGTGGCTACCGCTAAAGTCTGATAAGCCGGGCGCAGCTTGTCATCTACTATGCCGAACTCACTTTGTAGTTTCTGTATATAAGCCTCAGAGCTTGCAGCATCGCGGCCAAGACCTACGTTTTTAAGAGCTAGGGCTAGTTGCTTTTGTGCCTTTTCATCCTCTGCGGCTGCCTTTACTGCCGCCTTGCCGTATGCAAGGACTGCTGTGGCACTAAAAGCAACGCCAAGAGTCTTAGCCATGCTTTTAACGCCTTTGCTAAGTTTTTGCGTAGCTGTGTCTGCCTGCTTAAACGCTGGCTTGCCTACAAACTCAGCGGCTATACTTATTACTACGGACGGATCAACAGCCATTACTTGACCCCCATAGCGTTGTAAAACTTAATCTTGGAGTTTTCTATAGCCTTTATTACAGCTGCGTTAGTTTTACCGCCGTCCTCTTTCCACGCTCTAAATATGGCTCGGCCTTTCATTTTGCGCGATCTACGGCCAGCGCCTACTTGGTTATTAGCATCTACTATTGGGCCATATTGATCTATAGCCTCTATAAACATATTGCCTGCGCCAGGGTTATTACTTTTAGATTGTGTTTTAGTGCCTGAGCGTATCATTTTGCCATAATTGCTTTGACTTTGACGCACGACTTTTGCCATAGGAGCCTGCTCTCGTCCATTAGGAAAAAGACGCCCTGCTGTTTCATAAATTGATCCTGCCGCGCTTGCATTGGAGATCCGCGCTAAAGACCTAAAGCCTTTGTTATTAGGTTTAGATGGTGAGGTTTTATAACCTATGCCGCCTTTAGCAGCCTTTGTACTCCACAAACGATTTTTTTCTGTCCATAAAGCAGTTGAGCTACTTTTACCCCAGCCGCTAATTGGTGCTTCTGAGGGTATAAAACCTCTGGCAGTTTTAACTATAGGTGCTAAAAGGGCTGCTAATTCTTTGCGTGTTTCTACAGCTAGATCAGGACTAAACTTTTTAATAGCCTTGCGTAACTCAAGGGCGCCTTTTACCTCTGTTGGCATTTTTTATATCCTCTGATCTGTCGTTTAGTACCTTAATAACATTAGCAAACATTGTGCTATCTAGATCTAATAAAGCCTGGGGCGCGATCCCTGTCTCTACCGCTATCTGCGCGATAACGTAGCCAAAACTACCGCGCCCCACTACTCCAAAGGGTTATCGTCTAGCACCTCTACTTTTGCTAAGGTTTCTAAAAATGCTGAGCCAAAGACAGGTACAGTTTCGCCGCTAGTGCGGATGCACTCCCAGGCTAGCCAGTAAACATCACTTTGCTTTTCGTCATCTCTAAAAGCCTTATGAAAGCCTTTTTTAGCATACAGTTCAAAGGCATATTCAATACGCGGCGTTATCTGATGCTCAGACACCGATCCGTCAGCCCTTGTTATTTTTAGTCTTGCCATTGTCTTAGCCCCTTTGCTTAGTTAGTTATACTGTTACATCTACAACGATTGGGCTGTTGCAGGTAAAAGTAATAGATTGTGTAGAAATATCTCCTACTGCGCCGTTAATATCTGTTGTGTTATTAACTAGGATAGTAGTTTGATACTCAGGGTTTGTAGCTGAGATTGCTGCGCTTGTCTGCTTTAGCGTTAGTGGCACAGTAGTACCCCAAGCAGCCTGCAAAGTTTGTAGCACGTTAGATGCAGCTGTATCATTTAGAAAGTCTAAAGTAATAGTGCTTGCCTCTAGGCCTTTTACGAACTTGTGTGCGGTATCGCCCATAGCTGTTACCTCTAGCTCATCAAAAGTTCTGTTAATTGTTGCGCTTGTAACATGATCGGACAGGGCCACACTATTCAGCGTAACCACAACCCCGTTGGAAAGATATATAGCCATCGCTTATTCCTCGTCCTTTTCTGTAGGTGTTGCTTTTGATTTTGTTTCTTTAACCTCGGCAGGCACTACTTGGCCTATCTTGATTAAAAACGCTTTGTCCTCGTCTGTAAGTGCCATTAGTTAGCTCCAGTTCGTTAGTACGGATATTTGTAAATCTACTGTAAGCAAGTCACCGCTCGCCACAGTTAAAACGCTAGGTGCAGATACAGCCGTTACGTTAAAGACAATAGAACTAGCAGCTAACTTATTAAATACTGTGCAAAAAGTTGTCTCTATGCCTTGTAGGTTGCCCTCATTGTCAAACATAGGAATAGTTACAATAATCTTAAAATTAGCTAGCGGCGATATACCTGCGTGGCTGTTATTGCTAGGCGTTAAATATGGATCAGCCGGGGCTACCACCACGCTGTTTGCTAATAAATTGCTAGGCGGAAAGGCAAAAACAGAGTAACTAGCATCTGCTAGGGCAGCTGCGATAGTTGCACGCAGGGTAGTTATAGGCGCTGGCATTAGCCGACCATTGTGTTAGGGCTAAGGTATGGCGCTAGCAAGCCGCGTATAGATGCCATGAGCGTATTACTCATCTTAAATGGGCTAGGGCTATAGCCATCTACGCTAGTGCCGCCGTTTTGTGTGCTAAAGCGTGACGTCCATATATTCTCAGCCAGCATAAGAGCAGCTGCATTTATAGCTGGCGTAGATGCGTAAACAGTAGTTTTTGTGTCTGCCCCTACTGCTCTGCCGTATGGCTTGACGCGCCTAAAATTTTGATCTGCTGCAACCTTTGCATATTGTATAAAGCTGTACCCGCGTGCAGGCTGGTAATAGTTAAGCTGCATATTAAAAGCTGGCAGTAGGTTTGTAGTGCCTGTGCTAAAAGGTAGCGTAGCTGTAATTGTGTAGCTGCCGTTAAAGGTGCTACCTGCGCCTGCGATTGTCACAGTCTCGCCTGTAGTAAATAGGCCAGGGTTAGCCAGCATTACAGTAGCTACGTTACTTACAAGGGCTGTGCCTACGACAGGTGCATAGTCAAACTCTAAAAAACTGTTGATGAGATCCTCTGACGCTTGGCAGGTGTCCTCTATCCAAGTGTAAGCATCATAAAGAGTGCCTACGCCAAGGCTTGCCTTAAGCGTTGCAGCTGTTACATACGTGGCTGGCATCTCTTTACCTTTCTTACTAGGTGCGCTAGGGCAAAGGGCTAAATATGCCCTAGCGCACTATTAGTGGGTTATTACGCGATATTCAAACGGCAGATGCCATGAGGGATTTTGGCAATAGTGGCCATAAATCCATAAATAGCAATCTGTACTTGTAGGTTGCTTACAACATTAACTGACATATAAGCCTGTGGAGACTCATAAACTGTAAATGCTTCAGGTGCAAGAATAAATGCTGAGTTATCAGCTACTCCGGCAGTCATAAAGCGATCTACGTATAGGTCTAAGCCAAGCACGTTACCGCGTACAGAGTTGTTACTAACCATACCGCCAGCGTTAGCTAGTGATGATGGGTTTGGCTGGTACGCATTAAAGATTGGACGGCCAGTAGTGTCTACAGCGCCTAGTAGTAGGTTGTAAATACCTGTGCTGCCTACAAAGTTTTGTGCAAAATAGCCGCTGTTTTTGTAAACGTTGGCTGTGCTTTCAGCTGTGTACGAGATAAGCCCAGCTGCTGTAGCTGCTACGCCTGTGCTAGTAAATCCTGTTGCGTTAATTGCAGAGATTACTGCGCTATCTGTTGCGTTCATATACGCAACCTGTAATTGGTTTGTAAGCTCGTTAAAGAAATTAGGATCGTTTGTTCTTTCCAAAAGCTCAACGCTAAGTGTATTCATGCCTGAGTACTTGGACACAGTTCCAGATAAATATTCTGTAACCATACCTGTATTAGATACTGCGCCAGCCTCAGCCTCTACAGTTACAGTAGGTGCAACGCCATTTAATCCGCCATTACTATCTACTAGAGACGGCACGTTAATTGTAGTGCCAGTAGCAGGCAAAATCCCACGACTACAAGCATCTATCGCGCTTCTTGGAAAGCGTGTGTTAGTAATAAACTCGCTAAGATATTGAGTTGGATTAAATGCAGGGTTAGTAGCAAAGCTATCATCTGCAGCTGTTACATATAGTTTAGACTCATCATTACCTAGAGCTGCTTTTACTTTATGCTCTGTGTAAGTACCCATATTTACAATAGGTGTGCGGACGCGCTGGCTATCTAACGCGCTTGGACGAATAATCGCGCGAGCTGCTTCTACTACAGGTGCAGCCTCGGCTTTATCCTCGATCGGAGTTTCAGGGGCTGTAGTCACAGCTGCCTCGCTTTCGGTTAGGGTTGGTTTGTCTTGCTCTGTCGCTTCGCTTTCGCTAGCGGCAATACTTTGCACAGCGGCACTAGGAAAGGCGGCCGACTCTACTAGAGAGACCTCTCGCAGTTTTGCCGCTGTCACCAAGAGATAGCCGTCTTTCGGCTTAGATGCAATAACCTCTACACCTACGGATAAGCCGTCCATTAGCTGTTCTTGGGCTAGCAAAATTGCTGTGTCACCTGGCACACTTGCACTTATCTTAAAG